CAAGTAGTGAGACAACGAGAGTCCCATTACCACCTCCACCTCCACCACCCCCTAGACCACCAACACCACCCCCTAGGCCAAGACCAGATCCTCCACCTAGACCTAGACCACCAGTAATTACTACTGGTTCAAGACCTCGTGGTTTAACAACTACTCAGGTGGCGATAGCAAGGTTTGAGGCAAGAAGGAGAGTACCACCTCCCCCACCACCTCCACCTCCACCCCCACCAAGGCCAAGACCTGTACCTCCTAGGAGACCTGCTAGAGGTGGTAAAGACCCTCTTGCACAATCATTCTCTGTTCAAAATGACTCTGGATTCTTTGTAACCCAGATAGACATTTACTTCAGAACAAAAGATCCATTGCTACCTGTAACGGTGCAGTTGAGACCGATGGTTGCTGGAGTTCCTTCAGAAGAGGTATATCCTTTCGGAGAAGCAATTTTAGAGTCAAAAGAAATTTTTGAGTCAGCAGATGGTGGAACACCTACTACGGTTAAATTCCCATCACCTGTTTACTTAGAACCAAAAACAGATCATGCTGTTGTTTTACTATCACAGTCTAACGAATATACAGTTTGGATCTCCAGAATGGGTGAAGTTGACATCACAACTCTTCTGCTACCAGAATCTAGACAGGTTGTTGTATCTGCACAACCAAGTCTTGGATCTCTATTCAAGTCGCAGAATGGTTCAACATGGAACCCAAGTCAGTATGAAGACCTTAAGTTCTGTCTATACACTGCTGACTTCTTTAATGATAGATCTGGAACAATATCATTCTACAACCCAGAACTAGCAAGAGGTAATAACCAGATTGCTACTTTGGTTAAGGATTCGATGGAATTTAATTCTAAGAAACTTATTGTTACTACGGATGATCTTGTAAACACTAGTGGTTTAGTTCTTGGAAATACAGTTATTCAGAAGAATGCTAATGCATCTGCAAATTATGTTGGTGCTGGTGGTTCTGCAACTGGTGATTTAAGTATTATTAATGCTGGTATTGGATACACACCTACAAATGGTTCTCAGTTTACCTTTACTAATGTATCTCTTGACTCCTTTAGTGGAGAGGGTAAAAACGCAACTGCTGATATCACAATTGGTACACTAAGCGGTACAAATGGTGTTGCTATTGCTGCAACCATTAATGCTGGTGGATCTGGATATCAAGTTGGTGATGTTTTATCAGTACCTACAATTGGTAATGATGCGTTGGGTAGAAATATGCAACTATCATTAGGTGCGGTTACTGGAATTAATGAATTAATTTTAGATGATGTTCAAGGTGATTTTGAAATTAGTACTACAAAACCACTTCAGTTTATTAGTCCTTCCAGTGGAATTACCACTATGGTATCTGTTGGATTTGGTTCCGATGTAAACATTAGTGATTATGCATTGAATACTTTGGAAGAAGATGGTATGCATATTAAAGTGAACCATAAGAACCACGGTATGCATGATCCAATCAACAAAGTTATTATTAGTGATGTACACTCTGATACTAAGTTAACTTCTTTATCCGCAGAGTATACAAACTCTAGTTCTGCTGCTATTGGTATTGCTAATACTGCAGGATTTGAAACCTTTGAGAATGTTGGTGTTGCTGCTACTAACCCTGGTTATATTAGGGTTAATGATGAAATCATGTCTTACACTGGAATTGCTGCTGGTCAGTTAACTGGAATTACTAGATCTGTCGATCAAACAACTTCATTTACTTACCCATCTAAAACACCAGTTGAGAAGTATGAAATTAATGGAATATCCTTGAGACGTATCAACAAGACACATGATCTTCAAGATGCTACTCCTGAAAGATCTATTAGTCTTGATTCTTATTATATTAAGATCAATCCATCTCTTGATGGAACAGATCGTAGTACTGGAATTGGATTCCCTAAATTGTTCATCAATGAATCCAAATCTGCTGGTGGTGAAGAGATGCATGCAACTCAAAACATCCAGTTTGAAGCAATAAGACCTGTTGTTCAAACAATGGTTCTACCAGATACTAATATCAAGGCAGAGATGAAGAATACTACTGCCACAAGTATTGATGGTATTGAACAGTCCTTTGTTGAGACTGAAGCAACTCCAATCAATATTGAAGAAGATACTTACCTTGATGCACCAAGGATGATTGCCTCAAGAGTCAATGAACTAGAACAGTTAAGTACTCGTCCTGGCAATAAGTCTATGGAAGTAACCTTTACATTATCATCTTCAGATAATGATATCTCTCCAGTCATTGACTTGGATAGAGTTGGTATGGTTCTTATTAGTAACAGAGTTAATGCTCCAATTACCGATTATGCTGGTGATTCTAGAGCAGCAACGATTGTAGATGATCCAACAGCGTTTATCTATGCTAATAAACCAATTCAATTAGAAAATTCTGCTACTTCGATTAAAGTCTTAATGGCAGCATATACTAATACATCTAGTGATCTAAGATGCTTCTATTCAATATCAAATGATTTAGAATCTGACCCAATTTACTATCCATTCCCTGGATATGATAATTTGGATGTCAATGGTGCTATCGTTGATATTGCTAAGAACAGTGGACTACCTGATAAGAGAATTCCTAAGACGGATGTTCTTGCTCATGGTAGTGATGATCTTCCATTCACAGATTATGAATTTAGTATCGACGAACTTCCTGAGTTTAGATACTTTAGTATTAAGATTGTTGGAACTGGAACAGATCAAGCATATCCACCAAGGATACGTGATTTAAGGGCAATAGCATTAGCATAATTATGTACAATCCACGTTTTTTAAAGGTTGAAGGTCATAGTTATCTCGTAAGAGATACTACGACCAATGCCATTATCAATAACGATAAAAAAGGACATGAACAGTATCTTGCTTTGAAGAGAGCAAAATCAAAAGAGTTAGATAAGGTAAAAGATCTTGAAGATGATATTCAAGATCTTAAATCTGATCTAAGTGATATTAAATCTATGTTAGGACAACTGTTAGATAAGTAAAATGGCAAAACCATCAAGTCGCCAAGGACTAATAGATTACTGTAAAAGGCAATTAGGTGCTCCTGTATTGGAGATAAATGTTGCTGACGAACAGATTGATGATCTGGTGGATGATGCTATTCAATTATTCCACGAACGTCATTTTGATGGTACTACTCAAGCATTCTTGAAGTATCAAATAACACAAGAGGATATTGACAGAGGTACTGTTGAGTATCCACATGAAGGGGGTAAAGTAGGAATTGCTTCTACCTCTGTAACTGATACTATTCCTAATCAAGGAAATGTTACTTTTAACTGGTATGAGAATAGTAATTATATAAAAGTTCCACCCTCAGTTATGGGTGTATCAAAGGTATTTAAATTTGAAGGTGGTGGTGGACTTTCTGCTGGAATGTTCAGTATCAAATATCAGTTATTCTTGAATGACATTTATTATTTGGGATCAACTGAATTATTAACATATTCAATGACTAAGAGTTATCTTGAGGATTTGGATTGGTTATTATCAACACAAAAACAAATAAGATACAATCAAAGAGAAGATAAATTATATCTTGATATTGACTGGAGAAGTCAGAGTCCAGGACAATATTTAATTTTAGATTGCTATAGAGCACTTGATCCTGCTACATCTGATCAAATTTGGAATGATAGATTTTTAAAACCATATTTAACTGCATTAATTAAGCGTCAATGGGGTATTAATTTAAGTAAGTTCCAAGGAGTCAAATTACCTGGTGGTATTGAGATGAATGGAAGACAAATACAAGATGATGGTCAAAGAGAGATGGATGCCATCATTGAGAAGATGTCTTCTACATACGAATTGCCACCTCTAGATATGATAGGTTAAGATCATGGCACTTAACCCATTTTTCCTACACGGATCTAAAGGAGAACAGAATCTTGTTCAGGACTTAGTGAATGAACAATTGAAGATGTTTGGTATAGAAGTTTATTACATACCAAGAATTTTTGGTAATGAAAAATCTGTTATGGAAGAAGTTTCTAGATCAAACTTCGCAAATGCTATTCCTATAGAGGGATATGTTGAGACTTTTGATGGATACTCTGGAGCAGGAACACTTCTATCTAAGTTTGGTGTTCAAGAGTTAGATGATTTGACATTGATCATATCTAAAGAGAGATATGAGGAAGAGATACAAAAACGTATAGAACCATTAAAGGGTGTTAAGTTAGCATCTAGACCAAAAGAAGGAGATTTAATATACTTCCCATTAGGTGATAGATTGTTTGAAATTAAGTATGTTGAGCATGAAAAACCATTCTATCAATTACAGAAGAATTATGTGTATGAATTGAGATGTGAACTATTCATATACAACGATGAAGAGGTAGATACTGGAATAGACTTTATTGATGATAATGTAGAAGAAGAGGGTTATATTCAGTCGTTTACTCTTGCTGGAATAGCAACACAAGCAACTGCAGTAACAACTCTAGTTGATGGTGGTGTTCGTAATATTATGGTATCTAGAAGAGGTTCTGGATATACTCAACCACCTCAAGTTGCATTTTCATCTGCCCCTACAGGAGGACAGACAGCAGTTGGTATTGCATCAATGATTACTGGTCTTATAGATTTCTGTGAACCAGATCCAGATAAATCTAGAGTTCAAGCAGTTAACCTAACAAATCCAGGTTCTGGATATACTGTTGCACCTAGAGTTGGTTTTATGACTGATACTGGAGGTGGTGCATATGGTGTGGCAAATATTGCTGATGGTGTTTGTGGTATTATTACTATCACTAATGGTGGTGGTGGATATATTGGAATACCAACGGTAGCATTTGCACCTGATGGATATAGTGGTATCGGTAGTACAACTATACCAGCGGTAGTGCATGCTGTTGTATCTGCTGCAGGATCAGTTACAGCACTTGTTTACGAATCTTGTGGTGGATGGTACACTGATACACCAGAGATATTAATTGCACCACCAGTACAGACTGGAGGAACTGGTTCATTTAATAGAGGAGAAGATATAGTTGGTACGGCAAGTAGTGCAACTGCAAACGTTAAGACTTGGAATGCTGTAACTAGAGAGTTGCGAGTAGGTCAAATTGTTGGAACCTTTGTAAAAGGCGAATATGTTGTAGGACAAGAGACTGGAACAAAGTTTGCTATAAGTGATCTAAATAGTGACGATAATCCAGATTCTGGATTTGCCCAGAACACTACAATAGAGTCTGAAGCAGATAATATTTTAGACTTTAGTGAAAGTAACCCATTTGGAAATGTATAATTATGTTTGATCATTTTTACCATCAAATTTTTAGAAAAACTGTAATCGCATTTGGAACGTTGTTCAATGGGATCACTATCCATAGGGATGGTGCTGCTGCTGATGACCCATCTGCTATTATTAAAGTTCCATTGGCATATGGACCAACTCAAAAGTTTTTAGCAAGAATAGAGCAACAACCAGATCTGAACAAACCAGTATCTATGAGTTTGCCTAGGATGTCATTTGAGTTTACTGGTATTGAATATGATACTAGTAGAAAATTAGGTGCGACTCAAACATTTACTACATCAATCAAAACTGATAAAAAGGATGTTCGTAAAATTTATATGCCAGTTCCTTATAACATGGCATTTGAATTAAATATAATGACTCTTTTGAATGATGATGCTTTACAGATTGTAGAACAAATACTTCCATATTTCCAACCAAATTATACAGTTACTATTGACTTAGTAGAAAGTATTGGAGAGAAAAAAGATATACCAATTACTTTAGAGAATGTAGGTTTTGAAGATAATTATGAAGGTGATTATACACAGAGGAGAGTTCTTCTTTATACATTAAACTTTACTGCTAAAACATACCTGTTCGGACCTGTTCCAGTTGCACCAAAAGATCTTATCAAGAAGGTATCTGTTGGTATTACACCTGGAGAAAGAAGTGCAGCATATGGTTCTGGTCGTCAGATTGCGTATGCTACACCAGTTGCTACAAAGAATTACACTGGAGATGTTATTGCAAATCTAGCAGAAGATGTTCTTGCAGGTGCTACTGTTATACCAGTAGATGATCCTGCAGGATTAGAAGCAAATACCTTTATTGATATTAATAATGAGACGATGTATATTGAATCTATTACAGGTAATAGGTTGACTGTAAAACGTGCTTCTTATAACACAACTGCCATTGAACATGTTCGTGGTAGTGATGTTAAGGGAATAACGTCTGCTGATAATGATTTAATAGAAGCAGGTGATGATTTTGGATTTAGTGGAACTTAGTTATGAAAGACAAATTTGAAGAACTTAATGATACTTTTGATATTACCCCAGTAGAATCTGAAGTAGTAAAAGAACCTAAGAAACCTGATAAAGTTTCTAAGTCAAAAGAGATTGATATTGATAAAGATTATGAGTATACTCGTGGTAATCTTTACAGTATTATAGAGAAGGGCCAAGAAGCACTTGATAGTGCGTTAGAGATTGCTGTGGATCAAGGACAAGCAAGAGCATTTGAAGTTGTTGGGCAACTTATTAAGTCTGTTGCAGATACAACAGATAAATTAATGGATCTCCAGAAGAAGATTAAAGAAGTAGAAGAAGACAATACAAAAGGACCAACTAACGTTACTAATGCAATGTTTTTTGGTTCTACAGCAGAACTATCAAAGTTATTAAAGAAAAATAGAACTGAGAAAGAAGATAAATAGAAAAAAACTGCGTTTGAAATGACGAGTAAGTCCAAAACTGAATTACCTCCCAATCCAGAGATTGAAGGATTAAGAATAGTGGACTTAATCATTACTGAGATTGAAGAGGCTCACATGAATAAAACATGTGGGAAGGGTGAATATTATTGTTATGA